GCCCGGCCCTGCTCCGGTTTGGCTTTCATCAGCGCCGCCAAGGTCAGCAACTCGCGCTGGTTGTCGGCAATCGGCGAACCCGTCAATTCTGCCCGGTAGGGTTTCAGTACCTCGCCAAACCGGGTATTGCGCCGAACCGTGCGCTCGCTATTCCCGGTCGCGGCAGCCGCGTCGGTGGCGTAGCTTTGGCAGACGGACAAGTTGTCCGTCTGCCTCGATTTTCCGCCTGTATGCTGATTGCCGCGATCCCCGCCGTTTTTGGCTTCAGGATGCAGCGTTTCATAAATCGCTTTACGCTCGGCGTGCTGTATGCCTTTTTCCAACTCGGTCAGGTCATTGCGGATCAGGTTTTCATCGATCTCGGCAATTTCCCGGAGCAGCGCAGCAGTCTCCAACCGCTCAGACAAGGTGCAGACGCTGACCGGGATTGAATCCCAACCGAGCAGCTTGCAGGCTTCCAAGCGATGCAGGCCAGCCACCAGCCCATGATCAGCATCCACCGTGATCGGATTCATCAGGCCCAGTAAGCGAATCGATGCAGCCAACCCGGCGACCTGTTGCTGGTCGACGGGCCGCTTGCGCTCGCCCACTTGAATTTGAGCGATATGCAATTCCATCACGCCACCCCTCCCAGCGTCCGGCTGATCATGGCTTTCAGGAAGCCCTGCTCCAGACTATGTCGGGCGATCAGGTCAGGATTCACCCAGGAATCCAGCGTCGCCACCTGCACCGACTTGTCCAGGCCCTTAATGAATTTGGTTTCGGTTTTCAGCGGATGACAGGCCAGCGGAGTTTTCCAACCGAACAGGAACACCTCGAGCAGCGCCTTATGCGCTTCAATCGGGTTTTGATCGTTCAACTCCAACAGTTCCGCGAAGTACGCCTGGCCGAGTTTTTCCGCCTTGCTTTCCGAAAGGTCATGCGGCACGTCCCAGGTCGCGGCGCTGTCTTCCAGCGACGACACCGCCTTATTGGTCTGTGGGTCAATGGTGCGGAAGGAAAGCTGATTGCGGGATTGGATCAGTGGGCGGGTGGTGTGGCCGGTAGGAATCGGTAGCCAGCCGCCATGATTCCGCAACTCCATACTGGCCCGATGATTACTGAAGGCGCGGATCAAATTCTTTTTCAGCTTTCGCGCCTGCTCCGTATTTTGGCTGTAGGTCATCAACAGGCAGGCTTGATCTTCGTTGAGCAGGCAGAACTTTTGATGCTTTGCGCCGCGCGCGCCTTCAACTTTCACTGCCTCCATTTCAAATGGAAGCGGTCCAAACTCTTCAAAATCGGCCTGATACTGATTGATCAACTGATAAGTGGCTTTATGCTCAACACCCAGTTCATTGGCGATGATCCGGGAATCCATCCGTGGCTCATTACCCTTGATGACCAGCGGTAACAGCGAATGGGGATATTGCAGGATCGAAGTGGAAGGAACAGCAGAGTCAGCGGAAGAAACAGCAACGGCAACAACAGAGGGATCGATCTTGGAAGAAGTCATGGCAGTTTACCTGTATCAGAAGGTCTGATTAACCGCCGCCATCACTGTCATTGATGGTGGCAGGCTGCGTCGGGTGACAGACCGGGATACAGGAACCGGCATACCTTGCAGTATCCCGACGCAACCCACCATAAATCGTGGGTACAAAAAAAGCGCCGTTTTCGCAAGGCGCTGTGAGTGCGCCTGTAATTTCCGGGCTGTCATTCCCGCCTGGCCGTAGCCATTGAGAGAAGCATAACCACGAACGGCGATCCGTTGCAAGGTTTTTTTCAAAACCTGCACAAGTCTCGAAAGCGAAACGGCTGTCACCGGCGATTTTGACGGGCTGGGCATGGACGCGACCGGAAAGGAAGGAAAACTTTTTTTCAGGATGCGCACGATATCCTATCCGAAAAATAATAGCAACTCCTCCGATGACAGGCGCATTTTATCCGCAAAGTCCGACAACAAGCAAGTATTTTGCCTATAAAAAAGACGGAAATTGCTACAAGGTCATCATTCGATTAGGCTATCCGCATGTACACCATCAAGCGCACTGATGAATTTAATGCCTGGTTGAATAGTCTGAAAGACCGGCGAACCCGACAGCGGCTGAATCGTCGTATTGATAAAGCCAGTCAAGGCCACATGGGCGACGTGAAGCCGGTCGGCGATGGTGTTTTTGAAATGCGGGAATTTTTCGGCCCCGGCTGGCGGATGTACTGCATTCAGCGCGGCGCGGTGTTGATCATCATGCTGGGCGGCGGTGACAAAGCCACCCAAACCGCCGATATTGCCAGCGCCATCAAGCTGGCAAAGACCTTGGAGGGATAAGCCATGACCAAGAAAATCAAAATTTCTGAACTGCCGGATTTTGATCCTGCGGAGTACATGAAAGACGACGACGACATTGCTGCTTATCTGGCGCTGGTCATCGAAGACGACAACCCGGCTGAATTTATCCATGCGCTGGGCATTGCGGCTCGCGCCAAGGGCATGATGGAAATCGCCAGAACCGCCGGCCTGTCCCGCGAGGCGCTGTACCAGGCGCTGTATCCAACCGCTCCAGCACGCGGCGAAACCGGAGCCGTCATCGCCAAAGTCTGTCAGGCCCTGAGCCTGCGCCCGATGGCCCATGCCGCTTAACTCAAATCCAGATAAACCTGCGAAGGCTCATTCAGCAGCGCCGACTGCACGTCCGGCCACGACCGCACATGCCAGGCCCGCCGCCCGTCCCGGCGCATCCGCTCCAGATAGTGGATGTTCTGCTCGTCCGGCAACTCCCCCGGCTCCAGTACCCGCGCTATGAACCCATGCCCGTCAATCACCCCGTCGAACCACGGCTCGCGGAACCAGGCGGTGACCCGAGGATCGGCCTGCAACTTAGCTTGGATTTCAGCGTACAGGGTCATGGCGCGCCCGATCATTCAGCCGCCCGATCCACCCCGACACCGCCGCAAACTCGCCGGCTTCATGCAGCGCGGTCAGATCGGCCCAGACCGCCGCCAGCAACGCCCACTCTGGCCCCGTGTCCGCCATGTCCTCGACCCGCAACAGCAACGCGGGCACCGCTGACAGCAACCCCAGGCAGCGCCCGAAGTCGCCCGCGTCACGCGGGTAATCATAGCGGCTGGCCGTCCCGCCCCAATAGCCCACCAGGTGGTGCGCCATGAACAGCGAGGACGCCCCGGTGCAATCCGACTGCAACCAGCCGGCCAGGCCCATGCCCGGACGCACGGTGCGCTCAGGCGTCTTCAGCTCGGCCAGGATAGCGTCTGCCGCCGCGATGACCGCATTCGACTGGCGCTGCAACAGCGCAATCCCCGGCTGCAACTGCTCCAGCAGGCCAAAAATTCCCGATACCAACTCAATCTGTGTGATCAAAAGTGCTTCTCCAGCCATTTCAGGCATTGTTTGCAAGTCACCCGCGCTGGAACCGAAACGATCCAGTCGGGCGGTGAACACGGAAAAACCAGGAGCCGCCGCCCGCAAGGCACCAGGCGCTGCTTGAACACCGCAATGCAGGCGTCCGGCTCAAAGCGCGGCGGATATTCGTGATAGTGCGAAATGGGCGGTTTCATCAGCGAACTCCTCGATGAGGCGGAATCCCGCGCCGCAGGCAACGCGGAAAGAAAATGTCGCGCCCCATGAAGTTGTTGATGTAAGTCCGGTGATCCTTGAGATAAGGCCGGTACACGACCGCCAACCAGAGCCGGCCCTCCTCGGAAATCCGCCGGCGCACCCCGGTGGTCTCGGGCAACCGGTCTATGCAGCGCTGCCAGCGCCGAAATGGGTAGTGCGGAGTGCAGAGGGTCATGCGGCGCATTCCTGATCGATACTAATGTCGTGACTATTACTCATTGCCGTACCCCATAAAGTCATGCACTTTTTTGTTTGAAAGAAAAAACCGCCCTTAACGCGGGCGAAACGACGCCATCGAGCAAGACGAGACAGGAATCGATACCCTGACTGCAACGCAGTGATCCCGCCCTGGCGCTGCCGGTGTTGTTGCGGTCACGAACCGGCTAGACCGTCCCTTACGAACACGCACGAAAATCAATGGGAAGCCGCGTCAACCGCTGACTTCACCGCCGCCGCCGCCAGTCCCCAACCCCGGCCACACCGAGGGCAATACACCATCGGATGCGGCCAGTCGGCCCGCGCCGCCGGCCAGTCGGCAATCGAAAACCATTGCTGGCAGCCCCGCGCCCCGCACCGAAAGTGCATCAGCACCTCGCTACTGACGTGCAGGCCCGACCGGCCCGGATTACTCATGGAGCCGACCCTCGCGGCGGTGCGCATCGTTGATCTGGTCGATCAGGTACCAGATCAGCAGATGCGATCCGCACTGCGGACACGCGACCCGATCTCCCGCTATCACTATCTCCCAGTCGATCTCCACTTCGGCGCAGCACACCGTGCAGTGGGTTATCAGCGGCCTCTTAGTCGTCATAATCAATCCCAAGCCCATAATTTAAGCTAGTTTATTGCGCATATTCAGCAAAAGCAATCCCCGTCCCGAACTCGGCAGAAACCACCACTTGCGGCGGAATCCCCTCTGGCCCGGAATCCGGCTGATAGCGCCCGCACTGAACCGCATCCGGCCAATCCCGCTGATGCAACCCGCACCAGGACAGCCCCGCTTCAAACTGCACTTCCCGGCAAAACTTGCACAAGTTAACGCCCACGTTTCACCCCCTGACTTGACCAGTCCGCCATTAACTCACCGACCGATATGTTCCCGACCGTCGCCACTTTATGAATCCACTTCGCCGGAACCGCCTGCCGCGTCACCCACCAACGGATCGTGGAACCCTGGCTGATCTTCATCCCCAGGCGGCGAGCCAACTCCGCCTGACTGCCCAGGTTGCGAATCACCCGATGCAGCGCACACCCTCGCACCAGCGGCTGGCGAAAGCGCTGCTTGTCCGGCGGTGTCGCCGGCTTCACCTTTTTCACCCGGGGCGGTTTGGCTTCCTTCACCTTTTTCACCCGGGGCGGTTTGGCTTCCTTCACCTTTTTCACCCGGGGCGGTTTTGGCGGCTTCGGCAAGCGCCGCCCGCGCCCCTTGCCCAGCGGCACCAACGTCGAGATCGCCAGCACGTCGTCCGGCCAGCCAACATACGGATCAACGATTTGATCGTCGGAATATGATCTATTCATTCATTACCACCTTTTTTCAGCAAAAAATTTGCTTATTTCAAAACGCCCGATTAACATATAAATGGCATTCATTCAGGTAATGCTAACTGGGTAACCTAAAGGATACAGCCCGATGAACGACCACATCAACAACCCGGCCTGGGGTCAGAACCTCAGAAAACTGGTAGCAGAGACTGGCCTGAGCCAGCGCGCCTTTGCGATCAAACATGGATTCACCTCGCGCACCTTTAACTATTGGTGCAATGGGCGCTGGCCCGGCGAGCAAACCGCCCGCGAAGTCGCCAAAGCCCTGACTGTGGATTATGCGCAACTGGTCAGCGAGCGCCCCCTGGGCCTGAATGGCGAAACCCTGGAAACCGCGATCAACGTGGTTGACCTGCGTTTGCGCGAGTTCGGCGACATCAAAGCGACGGCCCGATCCAAATTGTACAGCCTGGCGTACCAGCACCTGCAAAACTACCAAAGCCCGCAGGCGCTGGATCGGCATGTTATGGATTTGCTGGCGCTGCAAAATCAGCTACGCCCGTAACCACCGATTCACCCCCCCCCCCCACAATTTTGTTACATGGTCTATCTCGTAGACCACTACCACCGACATCACCCCGACGCTAAAGGCAACCCAGATTGCCCGGCGTCGGGCACGCCGCCATTCCGCCCGAAAGATTATCCCTACCTCGTGTGAAAACGTCGCAGCATCGATCATCGCTATCCTCTCCTGGTGATTGTGAAGTTTTGTGAAGTTTTCGTGAAGCAGTGTGAAGCCTAGTCACCTTATCACAGGCATTTTTTTAGCGCAAAAGAAAAATCGCTTGACTTCATTTTAGGTAGGATATTTAATGGCGCAACCGGAAACAAACCGGCAAAACCAACCTAACCCGAACCGAACCGAGGAAAAGCACATGTCCAACCACGCGCACAAAAACGACTTAACGAGCGCTCAAAGCGTGTCCTTATACGACCCACAAATTGCTGCGACACAACAGGTCTGCCCGCACTGCCTGGTGCCGCTGGCCGGCTACGCATTCACCACCCCGGACGGGGTACGGATTGACAGTTACACCTGCGCGACCCATGGCGACGTAGTGCCTCGCCGCAGTGCGGTAGCGAATCCGACCCCGATCCCCGCTTACGGCCCCCGCACCGGCACCCACCCGCTGGCGGTTTACACCCCCGACCGCAACACCGAACTGCGGCGCTTTGCGGCGAAATTTGCCCGCCCGATCACTTCACTCCAGATGGAGTGCTACGCATGACCCGCCAACACAAAATGATCGACGTCAGCCTGCACCTGCGGGTGCCGGCGGACGCCACCATGGCTAGCCTGCGCGCCCTGCTGGAGCGGATCGCACAGGCAGAGAACATGGAACTCAACACCGGAAACGGCTTTCCCTTTCACGCCGAAATGACCGTGCCCCTGGAAGCCATCACGATGCTGCGGGAGGCTGCATGAACCTCCTAGCCCTCACCGAGGCGCACGTCGCGCCCAACCGGATTCAGACCTACCTGGAAAGGCATTTCTGCCAAGTGCTGATCATGCAGACGGTCAGCCAGTCCGATCACCGCTTTGTCAACCTGGACGACCTGACCTGGCTGGAATCGCGCAAGGGCTGCACCCGCTACGCCACTGGCCCGGAACGCCCGGAACATAGCATCTGGCTTTGCGATGAATGCAGCGACGAAGCCGACCCCTACGAAGGTGGCTGCCCATGCTGCGATGAAGACGACGACAACGAAGACGAGGAGGAAGACGCATGATCCAACTGGCCCGGATCGTCGCTATCGCCACGCGCAGCGGCGACGATCTGTACCCGACTGCGCCTAGCCAGCGCCTGGCGGACATCAGCGAACGCGAACGCCTCATGAACCGCGCCCGCGCCGTGATCCGCAGAGACCGCATCAACCACCAACCCCTGCAAACGCAGACCTACCTAAAGAGCAGAACCACATGACTGACCAAACGCAACCTACCCTCGCCCAACTCGCCGCCGCCTGGTTCGCCGCCAAGGCTGAGGAAAGCCGCGCCGCCGATCTCAGGAAAGAGATCGCCGCCCAAATTCAACTGCTGACCGGGCACCAGTCCGAAAGCAGCAAAACCTACAAAGAAGATGGCTGGAAGGTCGTCGTCAAACAACCGATTAGCCGCAGCATGAACTGGGATATCTGGGAGACGGTGAAAGCCGGGATACCGGAAGAATTCTGGCCGGTAGAGATGAAGGCCACCCTGGACGAAGCGGGCGTTAAGTGGATTCAATCGAACGACCCGGCGATTTACGCCACGCTGGCGCAAGCCCTGACCACCAAGCCCGGCGCGGTCTCCGTGACCGTCACCCACACCGAGCCGAAGGAGTAAAGCGCCATGGCTTTTAACCTCGAAAGCATTAGTCGCGGAAAACGCACGATTGCCCCGCGCCTGTTTATCTATGGTCAGCATGGAATTGGGAAAACGACGCTGGCTGCCAGCGCCCCCAACCCCATCGTGATCCAGACCGAGGACGGTCTCGGCCTGCTCGAAACCCCGGCCTTTCCCCTGGCGACGGCCAGCAGCCAGATACATGAAGCCATCAGCGCTTTGTACTACGAGGCGCACGACTTCCAAACCGTGATTCTTGATAGCGCGGATTGGCTCGACAACCTGATCGGTTCCGAAGTCCGCGCCACCCACAGCGAAAAGGAACTCGCCTACGGCAAGGACATGGTGCTGATTGCGGAGCAGTGGCGCACGGTGCTGGACGGTTTTAACGCCCTGCGTGCCAAGAATATGACCGTGATATTTTTGGGTCACTGCGAGATCAAGCGCTACGATCCTCCAGACGGCGATAGCTATGAGCGTTTTCAGCCCAAGCTGACCAGCCGCGCCAGTGCGCTGGTTCAGGAATGGGCGGACTGCGTCCTGCTGGCTGGATTCAAAACCTTTGTCAAAAAGGAAGTGGTAGCGAACGCTGGTGCGAAGACCCCGACTACCAAATCCAAGGCGCTGGCAACCGCCGAACGGCTGCTGTACACCGGCGAACGCCCCGCCCACTTGGCGAAAAACCGATTTGGTTTGCCCCCCGAACTGCCCCTGACCTGGGCAGCGTTTGAGGAAGCCATGACCGCAGCGATGGCCTAAAAAGCGACCATGGTAAGCAAGATTTTTGCTTGAATTCTGGCCCTAACCCTGATACAGTCCTGAATGCCGCAACCAACGCGGCATTCAACCCAACCCCAACCAACCAGCAAACCAACCTAGCAACCCCGGAGACACCATCATGGCTTACATCGGAAACTTTGACGCCAACACCGTCGCCCCCGCTACTGAATTTCAGGCCCTCCCGTCTGGCGAATACCTGATGGCGGTGACCGAATCGGAAATGAAGGAAACCAAAGGCGGCACCGGTCAATATTTGCAAATGACCTTCACGGTCTTGCAGGCGGCGATCCAGGATCACCTCAACCGCAAGGTGTTTGTGCGCTTGAATTTGATCAACGCCAACCAGACCGCCGTCGATATCGCCCAGCGCGAACTCAGCGCCATTTGCCACGCGACCGGCGTCCTGAAGCTGCAAGACAGCATCCAACTGCATGATCTGCCATTGAATTGCAAAGTAGTTCACCTCCCGGCCAAGGGCGAGTTCTCGGAAAGCAACAAGATCAGCAAGTACAGCCCGGCCAGCGAATACGGCAAGGGCAAGGCCGGCGTCTCTGCTGCCCGGCCCGCCACTGGCCCGCAACCGCCCCGCCCGATGGCCCTGACCCCGAGTGCGGCGGCCCCGCAACTGAACCCGCCGCCCTTTGCCGCGCCGGCACCAGTAGTCGCTGCCGCTGCCTCCGCTGCCGCCAACCGGCCCGCGCCCTGGCGCACGGCTGCTGCCGCCTAACCCCTCCTGAAACCCTGTCGCCGGCCCTAGTGGCCGGCTGACCTCGTACCAAAACAGGAGATTCCGCCATGGCAACCCTGCCCAATACCACGCACATCGACCCCACCATCGCCGCCATGAACGCGGCCATCGAAACCGACGGCAACCGCGACACCGCCCGCCCCTACCTCGGCATGTCGGGCATCGGCAAAGGCTGTATGCGTGCCATCTGGTACGAATTCCGCTGGGCGACAAAGCGCCAGATTCAGGCGTCCGGATTGCGGGCCATTCAAGACGGCTTTGTGAACGAGGACATCACTGCTGCCCGGATGCGCAAAATCCCCGGCATTACCCTGTGGACGGAAGGCGAAGACAGACAGCAGATCGGCTGCAAGGATTTGTCCGGGCATTTCAGAGGGCACCTGGACGGCGTGATCGAAGGGCTGCTGCAAGCGCCGAAAACCCCGCACGTCTGGGAAAATAAAGCCGTCAACACCAAGAAGTTTGACGCCCTCAAGAAGCTGATCAGCGACCTTGGCGAGAAGCAGGCGCTGATGCAGTGGGATAGCACCTACTACGCCCAAGCCCAGCTTTATATGCACTACCAGGGTTTGAAGCGCCACTACTTGACGGTCAACACCCCCGGCGGACGCGACACCGTCGGCTGCCGAACCGATTACGACCCGGCCAGCGCCCAGCACTACATCGACCTGGCCCGGAAGATCATCGCCAGTGAAGGCCCGCCGATGCGAATGAGCGAAGACCCCGCCCACTGGCAGTGCAAGTGGTGCGACCACCACGCGGTCTGCCACAGCGCCGCCTTTCCGCGCCCGACTTGCCGCAGTTGCGCCCACGTCACCCCGATGCTGGATGAAGCGGGTGGCTGGCATTGCCGCCAGTGGGATGACCGGATACCGGTTGAAGCACAACACACCGGCTGTGACCAGCACCTGTATCACCCGGAAATGCTGACCGGCTACACGCCCGTCAACGGCAACATAGAACAGAACTGGGTAGAGTACGTATTCAAAGGCATTCCCGATGGCCCCGCGATTAAGAACGGCCCGGCGGAACACGGCGGAACCGCCAGTGCGACCCTGTACGCAGGTCAGCACCCGGCTCCAGTGATTACCGACGCCCCCGATGAAGCGCCGCCCGAAATTCAGACCGCGATCCTCAGCGAACTCAGCATCGACAGCACGATCCCGATCCCCAAGCTGATCGCCGGTGACCTGACCGAACAGGACTGGCCGAAAGTGACCAGCGCCGTCGGCTGCTTTTACGACCGCTGGAAAGATCAGCCGGCGAAGCTGGCCGGCCTGCACAACCTGATTGAAGTCATCGACAGCGCCTACTGCGCGTTGGTTGACACGGTCGACGCCAAGAGGGCAGCGGCATGAGAGTTTTAGTCGCCTGCGAATACAGCGGCACAGTGCGCGATGCGTTTATCGCCGCCGGCCATGACGCAATGAGTTGCGATTTACTCCCGACTGAAAAGCCCGGCCCGCACTATCAAGGGGATGTTCTGGACATTCTGAATGATGGATTCGATCTTATGGTGGCTCATCCTCCATGTACTCATCTTGCCGTATCCGGTGCGCGGCATTTTCCCGCAAAAATTGCCGATGGCCGGCAACAGGCGGCGTTGGACTTTGTGCGGCTGCTAATGAATGCGCCCATCCCACGCATCGCTATTGAAAACCCCGTCTCGATTATTAGCAGCCGGATCAGAAAACCCAATCAGGTAATCCAGCCGTGGCAGCATGGGCATGGCGAAACCAAAGCCACCTGTTTGTGGATAAAAAACCTGCCCATTCTGCTGCCCACGCAAATCGTTTCTGGTCGGGAACAACGCATCCACAAGATGCCCCCCGGCCCTGATCGCTGGCGCGAAAGGTCAAGAACATATCCCGGAATCGCTGCAGCTATGGCGGATCAGTGGGGCGTTGAATTCTAGATGTACAGGGGAACAGCGGCATGAGAACCGGCAACGTCTACGACCTGGCGACCTACCGCGCCGCCAAGGCCAACCAGCGCACGATCTGCCAGTGCTGCGGCGATGGCCCGCTGCTGACCATCGCCGAGATCGAAGCCGGCTATGAAGGCGGATGCATCGCCAGGCACCCCGAATACGCCGATCTCTGCGAGTGGTGCGGACGTACCGTGCTGGAAGAAGAAAGCAACGGGCGGCCCAACGAACCCCGGAGGGCGTGATGACCTACCAAGACCACTGCGGACAGCTTGCCTTTATCGAGCCGC